TGCATCCACTTCCTTCGGCTCGCCCACGCCGAAAGGGGGTCTCATGAATACCTTGTCCATCAGTCGTCTCCCATCTCTGTAAATGAAAGTGGCACTTCAAAATAGTCGAGCCCCTCCGCGTCGGTGGCGCGCTGGATCGACGGCACGTCCATCGGGTAGCAGGAGGAGTGAACGGTAGCGTTGATCATGGGCACGCCGGCCGAGGCAGGCACGCCCTTGGTGATCAAGCGGAACAGACGGTAGTAAGCGGTGGGCGGATCGCCTTCGAATGTTTCGCGGGCGCGCAGGTACAGCACCACATGGTGCTTCCATACATCCATGCCGCCGAAGCTTCCCGGCGCGGTCCCCTGCCAGGCGGCCATGATGCCTGGTGCCGGCATCTGATGAATGGCGAGCGCCAGACTCGACTTCTTCGGGTACTGGTCGTGATAGGCGTAGATCCGCTCGGGATCGCCGCCGACCTCCATGACCAGGTCGGAGATGTCGCGCAGCAACGTCACCAGCGAGTCGATGAGCGTAGAAGGATCGATCATTGTTGCTTACCGCCCAGGTTGCGCTGCAGCGTGAGGCGCTTTATTGCCTCCTGGAACACCCGCCGCGCCGCCTCGACCACTGCTGCTTTGTTCTTGGGCGAGAAAACGAGCCACGGCTGGATCTTCTGGTTCGCCCACGCCTTGATCCGGTCCTTGCGCGAGGTCAGGCCGGCCTTCGCCGCCTTCTCGCTGACCGTGCGCACCATCAGATTGCGGATCATGTCGCCGCTGAAGGTCAGGTTGCGCCGGTTGCCCTTGCCGCGTTTCGTCTTCTGGATTGCATAACGCTTGGTGAGCGGCTTCGCCGGCGAGTCGTCCGGACCCATCGCCGCCGTGACCCGATTCTTCACCGCCGCCACGCCGACGCTGCCGATCTTGAACAACTGGTTCTGGCTGAAGTTCAGCCGGTCGAGCCGAATCTGTTTCTTTTCCCAGATGCGCACGCTGGCCATCGGTTGCCTACTGCAGCCGCAGCGCGAGCTTCACCCCGCGCGCGGCGTCGGATTCGACCTCGAACACTTTGTAGAGGGCGCCGTCGACTTCCACCTCGTCACCACGTTCCGGCGGCGAAGGCAGATCCGTCGCACGAAGGAACAGCACCGCGTAGGTGCCCGGCGCGGTCTCTTCCAGACGTGCCCCCGTTTCGAGCACGCCGGTGACGGTAAGGGGGGCGCCGGCGGCAGGACAGTACATAACTTCCCGCCCGAACGCCGCGAGGCACGCCGCGTTGAGCGCCCCCATCGCCGACTCCCAGGACATCGGCCTACGCCTTGGTACCCTTCACCAGCACTTCCGGCCGCAGGCAAACCGGCAACGGATTGCTCTGCGTGTGCAAGTCCGTCCCGCGGCCGAACTTGCGCGGCTCCTGCTTCGCATAGAGCGGCAGGCCCAGCGTGTTCGCCGTTTCGTTGAAGTCCGCCGGCGCGAAGTGCGTCCGGAAGGTCATCGCCGTTCCGAGCGGGAAGAAGTGCGCCTCATCGTCGGCGACGAACTTCCGCACATTGCCAGCCGCGTCGGTGGCCTGGCCCCGGTATTCCTCGAACGTGATCCCGCCGAAGGTGAAGTTGGTGCGATTGTCGGTGAACAGGATCTGTCCCTGCTGCCACCGGGCGTAGGCTTCCTTCACCTTGGCGTGCGTGGTCAGTGCATCGAAGAAGCCCTGCGAGCACAGGCACATGATGCCGGTCATGAACTCGCCGCGCAGATTGTCTTCGATGTGGCGCTTCACCTCCAGGACCTTCAGCAGCACCTCGGTCGTGGTCGTTGACAGAGCGAAATTCACGCTCTTTGCCGAGATTCCAAACTCGCTGTAGAGGTCGTACAGGGTCGAGCCGTCGGCGTCCAGAATCACGCCCTTGAGCGCACCCATGCGCAGGTGCTCCAGCGTGATGGCATGCTTGTTGCGCATGTTTTGCAGCTTCCTGGCGATCAGGTTCGAAAGCGCTTCGACCTCGTTCTCTGAGCCGAACGCGCGGATGCCCTGCACCTCCTCCGGCAGCACAACATCGTCGTGCGGGATGTGCGGGATCACGAACGAGCGCACCTTGCGCTTGCCCTGCATGCCGAGGCTGCCGGGCGCGCCCACCGGCATGGTGGGCAGCAGGTTCAGCACGCCGCTCATCTCCTCGATCAGGATCGTGCGGGTGCGCACACCTTCGGGCGGCATGAGCCCGAGTTGCTCCAGGCGCCCGTAGTTGTTGGGGATTTTGTTGATGGCGGCGGTGAGCGCCACCATGTTGAAAGCATCGGTTGCGAATGGATTCAGTATCGACATGTAGGTTAGGCTCCTTCCCGGACGAGAATGCCCAGGGTTTTCAGTTGCGCTATCGCGATGGCCTTTTGCGGCGCGGTGGCTCCGGACTTCCAGACCAGCGCCGGCCTGGACACGATGGCCTCGCGCGCGATGATCACGGTCTGCTTGGCAGCGGCGCTCGCGTCGGGATTGAACTCGCCAATCTCGCTCGACACCGAAACGGCAATCGTGAACTTGTCGCCGACCTCGAAGTCGGTGCTGCCGTCGGCGAGCGTGCAGTTGATGTGGTCGCCGGCATAGGCGACGGCGACGGTCAGGTCGGGCAGCGGCAGGCCACGCCGGTCAACCACCGTGAGGACGCCGGCGTTGCTCACTTTCGTCTTGCAGGTGAGCACGTAGTTGCCGGGCAGCGCGGCCACGCCGAGCGTCGCCGTCACGGCGGGGGCCTTCCGCCCCACGACAGCGCCAAGCGCCAGATTGCCCGCGGTCAGAGTCACCTCATCGCGGGAAAACAGATTCGGGGCTTCATACTTGAGCACGTCCCCGAGGTAGTTGCTTTCGGTTTGAACCGGCATGGATTACTTTGCTCCTTTCGGGCCGGCCGCCAGAGCCGCGCAGGCTTTGACGACCGGGTTTTCGTCCAGATTGGGATTGGCCGCGGTCGAGGCCTCTGGCCGAACGTGCGACCGGATCTCTTCCTGATCGGCTTCGGCGTAGCCTTGCTCGCGGGCCTCGGCCTCAATCGCCTGGATGTCAATGGCGGGCGCAGTTGCGGCCGCCTGGGTTGCTTCGGACATGGTATTGCCTCCTTTCGTGAACTTGGGGTTAGAAATAGTCGCGGTCATCTCGGCGAGGGCCTCGCGGAAGGTGCCGACGCGGTCGGCAAAGCCCCGCGCGACGCTGTCGTCGCCGTAGAGGATGCCCGCCTCGGTGCCGCGCACCGCTTGGGCATTGGCGCTGCGGCGGCGGGCCACCGCGTCGACGAGTTGGCCGCGTCCCAGCCGCTCTGGTCCAGATGCGTGGCAATGATGCCCACCGAGCCAACGCCGCTCGTGTGCGTCACCCAGATCCGGTCGGCAGCGGAGGCGATCAGATACCCGGCGCTGAGGGCCCAGTCGTCCACCGACGCCCACACCGGCTTGATCCGCGCGGCCTCCTCGATCAGACCGGCCACGTCCCAGGCGCCGTTGGCCTCGCCGCCGCAACTGTCCAAGCGCAGCAGAAGCCCCAAGACGTTCGGGGCGGTCGCGGCGTCGAGAATCTCGTTTCCCAACTGCTCATACGAGGTCAGCCCCGACTGCGCCTCCATGCCGAAGGCGCGATTCACCAAGCTGCCCGCGACTTCGATCACCGCTACACCGGCATCGGTGACGGCGTATGGTTTGCGGGTCCGTTGCTCGGTGAGCAGCGCAGCTTCCACGCCGGGCGGCTCCACGCCCAGGCGCGGGGCGAGCACGGCCAGGATTGCCGTCAGTTTCTTCGAATCGATCATCAGCGGCGTGTTGAACACGCGCGAAGCGATGTGTGAAAGGTTTGTCATTGGATTTCCGTTTCCGTTGCCGGCTCCTTCTCGATCACCCTTTGTCCGTTGCCCGTCGTCTTGCGCGGGTCGGAGCCGAACGTCAGCCCGAGCGAATCGGCGCGCGCGTTGTCGGCGGCGACTTGCCGGTCGACGACCTCCTCGTCGTAGCCCATCTCGTTGATCACGGCGCTGCGCGGTTTGAAGCCCGCGCGCACGGCCACGACCTCGGCGTTCATGTCTTTCAACGGATCGATCTCGCCGGCCACCACCGCCGCCTCGATCCACGCCCGCCACACGGGACGGCAGAATTGAAACACCATCACCTGGTGTTGGAACTGCTCGCAGCGGCGGCGGAACTCGAGCAGGCCGGCGCGGATCGACGAGTAGTTCACGCGTTCCAGGTCGCCGGTAAGCTGCTCGTAGGTGACCCCGAGACCGGCGGCGATAGCGCGCAACTGCACGCGCATAAATTCGGTGTACATGCCGCCGACGTCGCCCGGCTCGGTGAGCTTCACGTCCTCGCCTGGCAGTAGCTTAACCATCGAGCTCGGTTCGAGCCCGGCCAGCGGCGCGCCGCTCGCGTCCGTCTCGCCCTCGCCCGGCTTGCTCCCGATGACGGGGTCTTCCGGATTGTTCTCGGTGATGAACGCCGCGAACATGGCGGCCCGGCGGCGGGCGGTGCTGCCCCGGGCGCAGCGGCTTGTAGATGTGCAACACCGAGTTCGCCGGCACGCGCGTGGTCTCGCCGGCGTTGAAGAACATCAGTCTCTCGCCCGGGTGCTCGCGATAGAGGTGATACGCCACACGGCGGCTGAGCTTGTCGAACTCGATCCCGCCGCGGATGACGTTGCCGTTCGGCAAGTTCTCGTTCTTGGCCGTCGGCAGGTGCTCGGCTTCGAGCAGTCGGAGCTGAAGCGGAACCGTCAACCCATCCTCGGGCCGGCGCTCGCGGATGCGCACCAGGCACTCGCCGGCCTCGACCGTGGAGCGGCACACGAGCGATTGCAGTCCGTAGAAATCCGTCAATCCAGCGGCGTCCGCCTCGTCGGCCCAGCGCAGCCAGAGTTCCTGGAGCCGCCGTTTCACCGCCGCGTCGAGATGCCTGGATTGCGGCTTGATGCCGGTGCCCACGCAGTTGCCGACAAAGCTCTCAATCGCGTTGCTGGCCCAGGCGTTCCGGCGAACCATATCGCGGGAGCGGGAACGCAGCGCATCGCCCCCGCCGCTGACAAGGGCGTTGATCTCATCGCTCGAGGGGTTCCAGCCCTGCGTGCGGCGCGTGCATGAGATTCCGCCAGTAGCCCATCAGAAGCCCTTCTCCGTGTAGACCCGGATGACGCGCGAACGCGGCGTCGCAACGGCGGCGGCTTTGGCCTTGGCGATCTCCGCATCCACCTGTTGCAGCGCCGTGCGGATCTGCTCCGGGCTCCGCTGCCGCATGGAGCGGTCGCCGAAGGAAACTGAATCCGCGCTCAGCGCGGCCAAGAGCGCCTCTCGTTGCGCTTCGAGTTCCGGTAATGTCATCGCTGCACCCAGTTCGAGCTGACCGTGACGCGGCGCGCGGGGCGCGCTGCAGGCGCTGCCGGCGCCGCCGGCAGTAGGCCCTCAAGCTCCCGCCAGTGTTTCTCCGCGAAGCGGTCGATGCCGTAGATCGAAGCCGCGGCGCGTGAATAGTTTCTACAGTCGAGTGCTTCGTTGCGCCGGTTGGGACCCAGCACCCAATGGCCCTTGATGAAACTCTCCGACGTCAACTGCCGGAAGTAATCTTCCTCGTAACGCGGGAGGTGGCAGTAGCCCGCCGGGAACGCCTCGCCGCTCTCCTGGGTCGGCGGGACAAGGCGCAGGCGGCTGTACAACTCCGACTTCGCCACCGGCGTGCCGAGCGTCCACACGCGCGTGCCGCGGCGCTTGCGGCCCGCACCGGCCGGTCCCCACAAGACGCTTGCGGATGCCCGCGCACCCAGTCGTACGTGATGCGCGGGTTGAAACCGGAATCCACGCACAGCACCCGGATCGGCAACCGCAAGCCGCTCGCATGCG